GTAAATAGTTTTAAAGCTGCTCTAACTCAGGGAGGTTCACGTCCAAATCAGTTCTTGGTAAATTTATCCTTTCCTGCCTATGTTGGCAATGGAGCTAATGCTGCTAGAGTATCTCCCTTACTAGTAAATGTGGCAGAACTACCTGGTTCTACTGTGAATCCTGCTATTGTTTTTTATAGAGGAAGGGAAGTAAAATTTGCAGGTGATAGAATTTATGCACCTTGGACAATTACTGTACTTAATGATTCAGAAATGTTGGTACGTAAAGCAGTTGAAGAATGGATGAATGGTATGGATGATTTGGTAGCTAAAATAGGTAGATTAGTTCCTAGCGAATATCAAACAAATCTTGAAGTTTTTCAATTAGATCGTAACGGTAACGAAAAGAAAAAATATACTTTAAGAGATGCTTTTCCTATTGATGTTTCACCTGTAGGATTAGATTTTGGTGCTAATGATACTATTTCTACATTTTCTATCACTTGGCAATATCAAGATTATTTAACTACAGTATAATAACATTAAATATTCATGGCATTTTCGTTATTTGGTTACACTTTAACTAAAGATGAGCCTTTAAATCTTGAGGTAAGAAAAAATACTTTTATACCTCCTGATGATGATAGTGGAGCATCTACAGTATCAGGTGGCGGCTATTTCGGCACATACGTCGATTTAGACGCCACTGCTAAAAATGAATCTGAAGTAATTACTCGTTATCGTGAAACATCTTTATATTCTGATGTATCAAATGCTATCGACGAAATAATTACAGAAGCTATAGCTGGTACAGAGGAAGAAAAATTAGTTGAAATAAATTTGGATTCTATTAATTTATCTGATAACATTAAATTAAGTATATCTAGTGAGTTTAAAAATATTTTAAAAATGTTAGAATTTAAAAGTAGGGGTGCAGATATATTTAGAAGATGGTATATAGACGGTAGAATTTATTATCAAAAAGTGATAGATAATAAAAATCCTAAACAAGGTATAGTAGAATTACGTTATATAGATCCTCGTAAAATTAAAAAAGTAAGAGATATTAAAAAGGAAAGATTACCTTCAGGTATAGACATTATTAAAAGTATTGAAGAATTTTATGTATATAACGAAAAAGGATTAAAATATAATCAACAATATGGTAATGTTCCAGGATTAAATCAAGGTATAAAAATTTCTCCTGATACTATAGCTTTTGTGTCTTCTGGTTTAATGGATATGGAAAAAAGTATAGTTTTAGGATACTTGCATAAAGCAGTTAAACCTGCCAATCAACTAAAGATGATGGAAGATTCATTGGTGATTTACAGAATATCGAGAGCACCAGAAAGAAGAATATTTTATATTGATGTAGGGAATTTGCCAAAGATAAAGGCAGAACAGTATTTAAAAGATGTCATGAATAAATATCGTAATAAAATAGTTTATGATTCTAATACTGGAGAAATTCGTGATGATAGAAAATTTATGAGTATGCTAGAGGATTTCTGGCTTCCGAGAAGAGAAGGGGGTAGAGGAACAGAAATTACAACTCTTCCTGGAGGTGAAAATTTAGGACAAATAGATGATATAAATTATTTTAAAAATAAATTATACCAAGCATTAAATGTTCCTATAACTAGATTAGAAGCATCCTCCGGATTAAATTTTGGTAGAGCAGCGGAAATAACTAGAGACGAGCTAAAATTTGGTAAATTTATAGATAAACTTAGAAAAAAATTTAATGATTTGTTTCAAGATATTTTAAGAACTCAACTTATATTAAAGGGAATAATGACTAATAGTGATTGGGAGGAAATTAAGGAAGATGTATATTATACATATGCACAAGATCGTTATTATTCTGAATTAAAAGAAACTGAAAATATAAAAAATCGTGTAGAAATACTTAGCCAAATTGTACCTTTTGTAGGACAATATTTTTCTAAAGAATACGTAATGAAAAAAATATTAAGATATAATAAAGAAGAAATAGAAAATATAGAATCACAACTGCAGGGTGAAGGACAAACTACCAGTCCTGAAGTCCAACAATAGGAGTAATTATGAATACTGATGCAGTAGAACAAGAAGATGAAATAGAAAATGAAAATTTAGAAGATAGTAATAACGAAATAGACGTAATGGTCAATCATATCATTCAAGGCGATAATATTGAAGCACAAAATATTTTTGGACAATTAATGTCAAGAAAAGTATCTGATGCTTTGGATATAAACAAATACGATATTTCTCAACGATTGTTTTCAAAAGAAGAATAATGAAAATATTTAAAGAAGTTAGAGAAAATTTTTTATTAGAAGTATTAAAATCTTCTGATTCGACTAGTAAATATATTAGTGACTTTGTACATAGTGATAATCCCAAGTTTAAGGGAAAAAGTAAAAAAGAACGTATAAGAATGGCTCTTGGTGCAAAATATGCTACTATGAAAAAGGAAAATAATGAATTAGTTATAAAAGATTTGTCAACTAACGATATGGTAGAAGATGTATATAGTAACAGAGCTAAACGAGCAATAAAATACAAAGAACTTGATCATGAATTAAGACATGAAGTTGATCGACCTAGTAATCGTGCCCCTCAAATAAAAGAACCACATTCTGTACATATTAATGGTAAAAAATGGAAGACATTTGATACTAAAAATCATGCACAAAATGTAGCAAATAAAATTAAAGGTGCCACAGTTCATAAAGAAAAAAGTATGTCAGAGGAATTAGTCACAAAGAATAATTTACACTATTGTGCTAAACATGTATATTCAGATATTTTTGGTGAAGGAATAGTAATAGAAGGTGAGCATGCTGAACCTAATGAATCTGGTAATATAGAATGGTATACAGTCAAATTTGATCATGGTAACGAGATTATATTTACTGAAGATTTAGATATATTGATTGCAGAATACCACAAAAACCATAAAAAGAAAAATAACAAAACTAATACTGAAGAAACATTACACCCTAATCAGAAAAAATTAGATGTCGCTTACCCCAAGGGTAAACTTACAGCAGATGATTTTGCTAAATTGAGAGCTATGAGAAAAAGGAAATAAAAATGCCTGTTACAATAACTATACTTAAAAAGGTAAGACAACAAGCAATAGTAAAATTTATTGGTGAAGGCACAAATACACTTGATATTAAGAATTTAGCTTTAGCTGATGAAACATTTACTAATTATACTGGTGGTGCTAATGTAACCATAAATTCTGCTCTTTGGACATCCTCTGATCAAAATAATCCCATTTTAATAAAAAGACCAGCATTAGGTGCCAATGTAATGATTTTACACGGTAATGATAATTGGTCTCTATCACAAATGATTGGTTTTGTTGATACACAAAATAGTACTTCTAATATATCTGTAACTTTACCTGGTGTCGGTAGTACATTATATTTAGCACTTACTAAGAATAATGGATTTATAGAGCCCAATCAACAATTACTAACACAGGTAACATGATGAAACTAATTAAAGAAATTAATTCTGATTTAGAATATATTACTGAAGCTACCGAAGATGGTGGCAAGAATATGTTCATTAGTGGAATTTTTATGCAGTCTGAAACTAAAAATAAAAATGGTAGAATGTATGGTAAACCTATTCTTGAAAAAGAATTAATTAGATATAAACAATTAATAGATGAAAAAAGATCATTAGGTGAACTTGGTCATCCTCCCAATCCTTCCATTAATTTAAATCAAGTTTCTCATCTCATAACAGAACTATCTTGGAATAATAATGATGTAATGGGCAAGGCAAAAATTCTTAATACTCCTATGGGGAAAATTGCAAGAAATTTTATAGAAGAAGGAGTTCGTCTAGGTGTATCATCTAGGGGCTTAGGTTCATTAAAGGAAAGAAATGGTATAAATGAAGTTCAAGATGATTTTCATCTTATAACTGTAGATATAGTTGCGGATCCCTCAGCACCTGATGCATTTGTACAGGGCATAATGGAAAATGTAGAATGGATATTAGAAAACGGTATTTGGAAAACTGTTGAGATAGAACAGGCACAAAAATTTATACGTAGTAAAACAAGTAAAGAACTGGATGAAGCAAAATTAATGGTTTTTGAAAAATTACTACATTCTATCAAGTAATCAAATTATATAAATAAATATAAAGTTTTAGAAAAAAACAAGGAGAAAAGGATGTCAGTAGACTCAAAAATTAAAGATTTGCTGGGGCGAGTAAAGGCTCAGGCAACTGACGCCGAGTCTCTATCAGAAGAAAATATGCAGCCTATGGGATCAACTTCCGTGACAAAGGATACAAGTATTAAATCTGCTAACACAGGTGATGTTACAAGTCCTATGCAAGGCTCGTCTCAAAAGGCAAGTTTTGAAACTAGAGACGAAAATGAAGAAAATCAAGGAGCTAAAGTTTCATCCTCAATAAAGAAAAACAATCTTCAGGCTAAGGGTGTTGGTACTGCTACTAATTTTATGACTGTTGCAGATCCTTCTATGGCAGTTAATCAACCAAATAGTGCCGGAAATGTACAAAAGGAAAATACAGAGGTTATCCCTTCTCTTAAGGAACAA